CTAAGATTAGACGTGATTACATTTGTATAACCTATAGATTCCCACCCATGTGTGGTAGGCAAACAGTTCTCTACAAAGCTCACTTGTGGGTTCCTAGCCACAGAGGAAGCATTACCACCTAATCCAGAAACGAAGGCAGTTTTCCCTACTCTAGAACTGAGTAACGGGGGGTTATCTTTACTAAGTTCTAGTCTAACTACCTGACGTGCCATGATTGTCTCCTAGTTACATCTTTGCTATTACTTTATCTTTAGCTGCGCTACCTGCGCTTGAGCCAAAGTAGTACCCATAAACATCTTTGAAAACTGCAATAGCTGCGCCAACTAGGATTAGAAAAGTGTCTTTCATACCATCCGCTGGTGCTATGCCTGAGAGCACTGCATACACCAACCCAACAAAGCAGGTAACTGCAAAAGTAGCTAGCAGCCGAGGTGTAATGGAATCCTTAGTTGCAGTCTCCCGCTCACGAGCATTAGCTACACCACCAAGATTTAGTGCTAGAATATCTACTTCCTGCTTGAATCCCATCGCTTGCATCTTTGCTGCAAACTCTAAGTCCAGTTGTTTCATTGCGGCTAGCTGCTCAGGAGTCGCTGACGCTACTGCTGTGGTTATCGAAGTGGGTTCAGCAGTTACTTCAACCCCTAGTAACTTACCGACTTCACTAGCTGCTAATGTAATTAAAGCAGGAACATTACTGGTTGCAGCTGCTCCAATCCACGGCAGTACTTTAGACAGAAATTCTGAACTCATTATAACTACTCCTTATTTCAAATGGTTACGCACCCAATCAAGTACACCAGCACCTAGCATCCCAACTACTCCAACTATTAAGGAAAGGATTAAGCTGCCAGCAATCTTATCTTGTATAGCTTTACGTCTTGCTAACTTTTCAGCTCTTTCGGCTATTAAAGTTTGCAGGAACTCATGCTGGGCTGAGTGCTCTTGCGGGTCTATCCAGAGCGTGTGTCTCTGTTCTATCATCTCTCTAACTATCTGTGCGGATAGAGACTTTAGTAGTTCCTCATTCATCTACCTACTCCCTCTAGGTGGCTGATAATCAGCTCTCTACGGCTCTCATCAGCCTGCATTTGGAGTGCGTTAGCAACATCCAATTGCCCAGTCAACCTAAGTACTTTTGCAGCAGCTTCTTCAATAATGCACCAAGGTTCAGTAGTAGCAATCCAGCTATTACCAGCTACATCATAACCAGCTATACTTACATCAGGGTTCTGGTAGTACCCAAGAACTAAGCTAGATAAAGCCGTACCTCCAGAACCCAGTGATACGCCAAGAGACCAGTTAAGTACATTGCCAGCTTCCCACCAGTAGTTAAGTTGGCTTCTGCCATAGGAATCCACCAAAGAGTCTGGCTCTATCTTTGTCAGATATCGCTCTTGCCCAGTAGGGGTAGCTAGGGACTCTCTAAGGTACTTAGCTGCTCTATAACGGCTAATGGGGGCGGAAGTCACATCGATACTTCCGCTATATCCAGCGGCTGAGACAACCGCAGTGGTTAAATCCCGTGGAAAATACTCACAGCCATGAAGTCTAGCAGTAGCTCTACGTACAGCTAACTGGGTCTCTGCCACTAAATCAGGTCTATTAGTAACCGTAACTACTGAGGCTACTATATCTACAAATAACATTTTTAGTCTCGCTTATTGAGTAGGAATTAAATAGAGCACCTAGCTAAGTGCTAGATACTCTATGAACTTACTACGCCAGCTTAGCTGCTGCAATAGCAGTTTTCTTAATATCCTCTTCCAATAGGCTAATAGCATCTACCATATCAGGAGCTTGACTCAAGTCGTCTGTAGTGAAGATATTACCAGCTGAAACAGCAGCAGCAGCTAGTAACTCCTTAATAGTTTCTGCGTCTTTGGTTACATCCAGCTCTACATAAGCTGGGTTACCCATGAACTGCAACTGCTTACCAGAAGCAGCATAGAACATAGCACCTTGGAGGCGTGAATAAAAGCGTTGTTTAGTTTGAATTGCAATTGCCATTTGAAGTTCTCCTTAGTTAGAATTCAGTTGTGGGCTACTATAAAAAGCAGTAGCCCCAAGTTACAGTATGTTTAGCCAACAGCACCCTGTGTCAAGCCGTAGATAATAGCATTAGCTTGTGGGTTCTTAAATAATGCAGTACACTCAGTTGTAAGTGTACCACCAGTTGCATCGATTCCATTATCACTGGCAGTGCCCTCTGCGCGGTCAACTTGTGAGTTGAATGCCAGATGCTCTGTCTTACGGTCACCTAAGTAGGCAACAGCAAAGGTAGGTAAGTCGCAAATAATAGCCATCTTAGCCAATGAACTAGCTGAACCAAATGCCCCCAACAAAGGATGCTCAACGATACGAAGAGTACCACGACTTAGCTTGATAGTCTTGAATTGCAGACCAAAGTTAGTCTGACCATCCAACATGTAGTAAGTTCCATTCAGACGCCCAATTTGGTTGATTGCGCGGTGCGTGGTAGGTCCTACAAACATGATACGCTCTGGAGAGCTAGTAGGGTCTGTAATCTGGTTGAATACAGGGTCAACCATTAACTCAAAATTTGTAAAGTTAGTAGTAGCACCTGCATTCAGTGTAATGTTACCTGGAGCATTAAGAGTGGTGTTAGCTACTAGACCTTCCATACCACGGATTGGCTGTCCATTTACGATATTCTGCGACTTCTGACTAAAGAACAAAGCCTTTTCAATATCAGCTGCATGAAAAGCCGCACAGTCTGTTTTGTTTTCAGCTACTTGGCTATCACCTGCAATCATTGAAGTATTACGCAAAGAACCTGATACAGCCCAAGTGTTGCGGAAAATCTGTGTCAGATTGTTATTACGCACAGCTTGGATTGACAACGCTTGTGGGCGTAAAGAACTTTCCTCAAACGCTGAACCAATCATCCACATAGCAGTACCTGTGGTAATAGCAGCAGCAGGGATAGTACCGAAGCCACGCTGTACTGTAAAGAGCGTACCTGAATCCACACTAATCACACGTACGTTTTCCTTAGTTAGGTCTGACTGCAAGACCATTCCAGGAAGAATACCGATGGTACTAACAGCAGTTAACTGGGTAACTGCACCTGTAGCTACTGCTACATTTAGGACTACAGATGGAAATACCATTGTCTTTGAGTAGTAGCCATGCTCGAACTGTACTGCCACTTCAGACTTCATCATAGATGTAAGTGCAAAAAGTGGGGCATTACCGTTAGGCATCAAGCGTGTAATCATTGAACTAAATGATTTTTGGGCTAAATCCAGAGGTAAGCCAGATGTACTAAATACACCGTTGATTGCTGCCATTTGTGTTTCTCCTTAATTGATTTGATTGTTTGTAGGAAGTTTTAGCTTCCTACCAGTGTGGCTATTACAGAATCTACAACTGGTGGCTACCGGCTGCAACTTTGGTAATTAGCAGTTGGCGTAAAGCCCCAACTGCCAGAGCTAGTATGTGCCATCATACCTTTATCTAAAACAATTACTTGTGGCATAGTTTTTCTCCAAGTTGTTGCTTACTACTAATTAACCCCAGTCAGAGAAGTCAGAACGACGACTACTCATCGGTACTGGCTCTTGTGGGGCAGCTGGTGTTGCGACTTTAATGAAGTCACTAAGGTAGGTGCGAGCGTGTGTTGCAATCTCAGCAGCAGTAGCAGTAGGATACTTCATGGATAGCTGCTGTTCTAGGGCTGCCATAAGAGGTCTAGTTGCTTCATGCTGGTACACTGGATTGTCAGCAAGGGATTCTCGCACCATCTGAGATTTTACTTGTTGTGGTAAGTCAGTACGTTGACGGTCACCGTAGTTATTCAGCGATGTTTCTGTGAGGGAGCGGGAAGCAATAACTGATTGCTCGAAGCCCATTTTAATTGCGGAGTTTAGAACCTGCTGGAAAGCTGCAATATCCCCTTTCATAGCAGACTGCATTAAGTTAGGGTCAATACTAGCAATGAAGTTAGCATCCTTGATTGACTCTCGGAGCTTAGCAGCATCTAGATTGGGAACAATAGACATAGGAGTTGTGGCTCCTTCTTCTACTTTGTTAGCTTGCCATAACTCACGATAAGTGTCAAGTCCGCTAGTAGCTGGTGCTACTCCATTAACAGTAGCTGGTGCTCCTGCTCCTGATGGCGCGTTTGGGTTACTAGCTAACCCAATGTTTTGAGGGGAAACTTGTTGCCCTTGAGGGTTCAGATTCTGGGGTGGAACTTGCGGGTTAGTTGTTTGTGGCTTTGCGCCAAAGATTGTATCCATGATTCCCATGATGTGCTACCTTTCTTAGTTAGTGTTGCAAGAGGAAATTACTATTACTACTTAGGTTACTACTTAGATTGCGTCACTTGTCCCAAAAGCTAGTAGCTCTCTTAGGATATCAAGTTTACCTGTTAGGTACTTATGCTGAGTGAGGGAGTTAGCTACAAACTCTTCGGAGAAGTCTAATTGTAGTATACTATTAGCTGTCTCACTCAGCATATTATGTAATAACAGCTTATTCATTGGTGTAAAGGTTGCTGCATTGGTATACTCTTCAGAGGTTAAGCTGTAACATGTAAACTCCGTCTGTTCTAGTGTTGCCATTATATTTCTCCTTTCTGCTATTTTTGGTGTTTGCTACTGACCTGCTGTCTTGCTAGCATTCATTGCTTGTTGCTGCATTAGCATCTGCTGCTGCCTCTGTTGCTGCTGCTCTGGTGTAAACTTAAACTGGTCTAAGTCTTTAGCACCTTGTGACTTCAAGTAGTATACCATGAAGCCCACAGCATCAAACTGCATTTGCATTTCAGGGCTACTCATTAGCATCTGCAAAGTAGTCTGGAAGGTCTCAGCACTGATTAACTTATCAGTTGGTAGGAATCCGTCACTCACTTTGAAGGCTAATGCAGCAGTACGTAAGTTAGTGGTATCTACTTTAACAACTTTATTTGTCTCTCTATTAAATACCTCTTGGTCTTTAGCAAACTGTAAGATGTTAAGTTTGAGAATCTCCTTCATTGGCGTGAAGAACTGAGCCTCTAAGAATAACGCCATAGTCTGTAGCCGCGAGTTACTATGACTCATAACATCCGCGTACTCATGCTGAGTTTTGTTACCCTTAACAAACTGCCCTTGCTGTGCTTGATTGATACCCTGCATGGAATCTGCCATACCTTTAATCATTTGTATCTCTTGCAATGACATTCCTGAATTGCTGTCATTGTAAGGGAAAGGGTAAACGGCTTCATGTAGTGGTTTGCCATATGCAGTAGGGCGTACTGGGATTCTAGCAACAGGATTAGAGTTGTTAATGTCTTCCTTCCTAACACGACTAGGGTCATACAGTAACCTATCAAACACTTTCCTACGTTGTGAATGTAAGGCTGAATTCAATAGCGCAGAACTGACTTCTTGCAATGGAGCTACGTTTTGTGCAAAGGACTTAGTTTGGTACTTCAGCCCATCCTCAAGCGGTTGGCAGATGAGAATAGGTAGAAAGTTGTGCATGTTAGTCTGACGCTCAGCAGAAATAACTACGCTACCATTAACAATAAGGAATTTCCATACCTGCGGAGTCTTAGGTGCTGGTACTCGAATACCCAGTTCTGCTGGGATGATGCGAGCATACAGAGTAGTAACTTCGTATGAGTTACTATGCTGGGCACTAGCTGCGCTAGCTGAGGTAGTGTCAGATAAGAAGTTACGCCAGTCGAACTCATTACCTACTCCATTACCGTAGCTAGTTTGCACCAATGCGTCTGGGTTTAGTAGAGGTTCATAGTAATAAGCTGCTTTTCCTTTAGAGGCTAAAGCTTCTGCTATGTTTGTTTTTTCCCCTAAATCCTCTATGAACTGCTTGAAAGCTACATGTCCCATGCGCTGATGGTAGCCTGCAAACTCACCTAACGAGTGTACTTCTGCTGGAGATACTCGTATATCCCAGAAACAGTTATAAGGGTCTAGGCGTTTTACAACATTCCCTTCCCATAGTACCTTCTTAGGTTTACCTTGTGTAAGAGAGAAGCTGTTATCTGTTTCTGCCGCGTAAGTAGTTTTGGTGTCCCAAGACACTTCGGCTAATCCTATGTTATGCTTCAGGGAATCTCGTATAACAAGGTTTAACTCCCGTACCCAACCACCACGAGTTGAATGCTCTGCAACTAATGTATCCATCTGATTAGCTGCATCTATATCTTTAGTGCCTGCGGTTACCCCGAAGATTGGGTAGCCAGACAGGAATACAGAGGATAGGTAAGCTACGGCAGATTCTACTTGGGGCATTACGATTGGGACTACTACATCCTGAATCCTAGATTTATCTCCATAAGCATTAGCACGCTTCGCTTGAATGTGCTCTGTACCTAAGTTACGCTCTCGCATATAAGCCGCATCATTTGCTAGCAACTGAGACCTGATGCTCCAACCATTCTGCATTATACCCGCTGCTGCGGCTGCTAGTTTAGTAATGTTGTTTTGTACAGTAGTATTGTTGATTATTGAGTTTTCCATTTAATACCTCTTAGTTAGAATAAGGAGTTGTCTTCCAGTGTTAGCACTGCTGCTTCCGAGTACTCAGTGCTATCTACTACATCCGATAAGGCTATGAAGTGCGCATACTCATCTAGCACTTGGTACACATAGGCTAGTATATCCAGCAGGTCATCCTGATTGGTTGTCTTTGCTGGGTTAAACTTTGCAATCTGATGTAGCAGCCTACTGCGTACGGCTTTACTAACAAACAGCTTGCCTGCTACAAGTAAGCTTAGCATTGTCTTTATGCGAGCATTCTTACTTAGTCCTCTTGGATAAATTGGTACAAACTCTATACCTACTATACCAAGTTGCGCTGCTACAATCTGAAACCAGTATAGTAAAGATGCTTGATAGGCTACAGACTCTGAGACTACTAGACTTGCTTTGTGCTGAATTGCTAGTCTCAGGGCTTCTTTTATGGTAGTACCTGGGTCCATAATACCGGAACTGACATGCACCAAATAAGGCAGTCCATCATAGAGGTAGAATACTCCAATCTCTGTTAAGTCTGAAGTTCTCTTAGCACCTGAAGGGTCTATAATCAAGAAACTACCTTGGTGCTGCTCTTTTAGTAGCTCTTCATCCACAACAGGTATAGCACTAATATCAATGCCAGACCTAGAAATAGCATCAATGTCATTCAGCACTTCTGCTAGGAATATCTCTGGCTTTCCCATAGCTATATCATGCTCAAATTCATCTAGTAACTGCTGCGTTGATTGCAATTCCGGCCATATTGATTCCCCATCCTCCAGTAATCCACCTACTATTAGACTTGTCCAAAGTTTATTATCTTTTAACTTGCGTAGAATACTGCCATCGAATGGGTATAGGTTACCTACAAAGACATATAAGCAGCGTCGCTTATTAGCTGCCTTCATAAGCGTACCAGTCATCCAAGTCAGTAGTGCGTCAGATAACACTTGAGACTCTGCATTGTCCCAGGATTGCATATCATCCATTAGAATAACATCTGGGCGGAGTTCTTTTATGTTAATACCGCGAACTGCACTAGAAGAGCCTAAGGCTTTTAGAACTATGTTCCTACCTCTAAAGTTAAACTTTTTGACTGTCTGGGTATCTTGCTCCATACCTATCCGCCAGTTTCCGTAGGTAGTAACAATGTTACTGTCATCCAGAATGTCCGCCACGTCAGCTAGTATGGATTCCGCTAGGGAGGCAGTATTAGCTATCATTAGTATGAACTGTCTATCAGTATACAGAATCATATGAGCAATGGCTAGCTTCATAAGCGTAGTTTTTACAAATCCGCGAGGTATGCCGAATGCTAGGCGGTTGAATCCTCGCGGCTCATTGGCAGCTTGCTGAATAATCTGCCAGATTGCTGTGTGCATCTGGGGAAATGGCAACTCGCAAGTGTCAGGTAGTGCCAATGGTGCAAAAAAGTTAAGCTCTTGCTTAGCTAACTCTACAACTGCTTCTCTACTGAAGCTTCTGGCTGCAAGTGGGTCTTCTGAATTACTGCTAATAGCTTCGATTGAGTGCATATAGATAGCCTTATCCTTGTAGTTAGTTCGTAGGATTTTCGCAAAGCATTAGCTCTTGCTACATCAAGTAAGTTTTGACGCAATAGAACGAGCCGCTGCTCTACTGTTAATTTCCTTGGTAGTTTGTGGAAGTCTATTTGCATCGTCATCCCTCCTGTCTAGTTGGTCTCGCAGCTGCTTCGCACTCATACTCACTAAAGCTCTCCCATCCACTTCTACAATTTCACGCGTGTTAGATAGTTGAAAGTTAGCTACTACATGCACTGGTATATTCAACGAGATTATTTGCTGTGTTTGTGGTAGTTCACCTGTATTTGGGGTGCTACGTCTCTTAGCTGCATTCAGTGTCTGGAATATCCTAGTAAGTTCCATAGGCTTTGTGACGTAGGCTACTGAATCTTGCATCCTGTCTAGAAGTAGGTCTTCTAACTTGTCTAGCTTGCTGTCTCTATCCAGTGCCTCTGTCATTCCAGTAGTTCTAGCTATGCTTACCTGCGTTGCGAAATCTTTATCTGACATTAACTGCGAGATATACGCTGGGGTGCAACCTACCGAACTCGCTACTACCCCTTGGGGGATGCCACTACTTAAGAGTTTTAAGATTCTATCTTTCATACTAGCTCCTAATAACCTTCTAATTGTAGCTATTCTAGCTTGGTTGTGCAAACGTGTCAATAGGTTATTGTGCTGCTAGAATTAAGGTTAAAAAAGTTTAGTAAAATTTTTAAGCTTCCATAGGATAGGGGTAAACAGCCAGAATTAAAAAAGCCCCACGGGGGGGGGCTTTCATTGTTGCTAGTGATTTAACTACTTAGTCGATGCAGTCAGCAACGGATTCAACCCCTTTGGCGGCGGATGCAAGTCTGCTTGCGATTGCCTGCGCAGTTTCTAGCTGCACCGCAGATAGTGGATATGGGTTTGAGGGGGCAAGAGCAAGCTCTAGGATTGAGGTGAAGCGCGTGGCTAGTGCTTCCCAAGTTGCAGCAGGTGTTGCGCCTCGGTTGCGCAGTACGCTCATAATGAGCCGCTCGCCGTTGGCTGCACCCGCGCTAGAAATGGTGCGCGATGCATAGAAAGCCGTCGC